GATGAGTTTATCAACATCCCTAGCAAACTATCTCAAGCAAAGCCTGTGCAGTGGTATATAGATCGTTCGATTACCCCTGTTTTGAACATATGGCCTACACCTGATCAATCATATACTTTTGTATATGATAGGTTGACCCGTATCCAGGATGCCGATGATTATACAAATACGATAGAAGTACCGTTTAGGTTTTATCCGTGTTTAGCCGCAGGTCTTGCGTATTACATTTCTATGAAAAAAGCCCCTGATCGTATGCAGTTATTGAAAGCAGTGTACGAAGAAGAGTTCCAACGGGCGGCATACGAAGATGTAGATCGCGCAAATCTTACGCTTACCCCACGCCGAGATTATTACGGGTTCATATAATGGCATATGCAGTCGGTAAATATTCTCAGGCTATTTGTGATAGGTGTGGGTTTCAATACCCATATCTTGAAATGCGTGAGGAATGGAACGGCCATAAGGTATGCCCTGAGTGTTTTGAAACAAAGCACCCACAGTTAGACCCTATCTTTACACCAACAGACCCACAAGCGATACACAAGCCTCGGGTAGACCGTAAAGAACCTCTGGTTGTGCAAGTGGGAGAATCGGTGTTTAATGAAACAGCCCCCTTACAGATGATAACTTCTGTGGGCATAGTTACGGTGTCAGTATCATGAGTTTTACCTACGCACAGCTTAAAACAGCTATTCAGGATTATACAGAAAACCAAGAAACTACTTTTGTTAACCATCTTGATGATTTTATCCGAGGGGCAGAAGAGCGTATCCTCAAATCTGTGCAACTTGAGTTTTTCCGTAAAAACGCCACTGGGTCTATGACATCAGGTAATAAATTCCTTGCTGTACCTACGGATTTTTTAACGCCGTTGTCTTTGTCTGTCATTAGTTCTAGCAATCATGTCTTTTTATTGTACAAAGATGTGAACTTTATTCAGGAAGTAAACCCTAACCCTGCTACAACAGGTGTTCCAAAATACTATGCTTATTTTGATGTAAGCAATTTGGTTATCGCGCCTACCCCTAATGATAACTATACCGCTGAGTTGCATTATATGTACCGACCAAACAGCCTCACTGCTGGTGCGGATGGTGGAACAACATGGCTCAGCATAAATGCAGATAGAGCTCTTCTTTACGGAAGTCTCTTAGAAGCGTATACTTTTATGAAAGGCGAAGCTGATGTGCTTCAGCAATATGAAAAAATGTTTACTGAGGCTATCGGTAGGTTGAAAAACTTCGGGGAAGCCCTCGAGGTTACTGACGCTTATCGTCAAGGAATGTTAATGAGGCAAAAGGCATAATGTTTAAGGCTGATTTAAATCTTCCTGAAACACCGATTGTAACGGTGCAAACGACCCAGAATCGGGGGTTTACCCCTGATGAAGTCGCAGAGCGGTGCGTAAATAAATTAATTTCGGTCTCAGAATCCGCACCCCCAGCTATACGAGACCAAGCCAGAGCTTTCCAAAAGCATATGGAAAAAGTTGTGGCATATTATATGCGGGAGGCTATTCGAAGTGATAGAACTACGGTATATAATAAATTATTGGATGCAGGTCATCCTGAACTGGCTGAAGCGATAAGGAGATTTTGATGGCTATCACCCAAGCATTGTGTACTTCCTTTAAACAGGGACTACTCCAAGCGAAACATAACTTTACGACCTCTTCAGGTCACACTTTTAAACTTGCTCTGTTTACCAGTAGTGCATCTTTAGATGCCGCTACAGCTAATTATAGCACGAGTAATGAGGCAAGTGGTACAGGGTATACTGCTGGCGGTGCGGCGTTGACTAACGTCACCCCTACCACAAGTGGCACAACAGCACTTACAGACTTTGCTGATCTTACTTTTAGCACAGCGACAGTCACAGCAAATGGTGCTCTTATTTATAACACCACGACTGCTGGTGGCTCTGGCACGACGGACTCGGTACTTGTTCTTGCTTTTGGTGGTGACAAAACTTCCACCGCAGGGGACTTTACTATTCAATTCCCAACTGCGGATGCAAGTAACGCTATCATCCGCATTGCCTAAGTAGGGGGTAAAAATGGCTCTTGTCATTGCGGATAGAATAAAAGAAACGACTGCGACCTCTGGTACAACGGATTTTGTATTAGGTGGGGCGGAAACGGGTTTTTCTGCCTTTAGTTCTGCTTTGTCTAATAGCGATACTACTTACTATGCTTGTGTGGATGGTTCTGATTATGAAGTAGGGCTTGGTACTTATGTCTCTGGCACAAACACTTTGCAAAGAACTACGGTGTTAGCCAGCACAAACTCAGGTTCAAAAGTTAGTTTCTCGTCTTCAGCCAAAGAAATATTTATCACCTATCCCGCTGATAAATCCGTTTTCCTTGACGGTAGTGATAACATCATTGCCGCTAATGGTAGTGCGCTGACCAACTTAAATGCCAGCAATCTTGCTAGTGGGACAGTAGCCGATGCACGGCTTCCTGCCAGCATCTCTTCTGATATCACGGGTAATGCGGCTACGGCCACAGCATTGGCTACAGGTCGTACCATTGCTTTGAGTGGCGATGTAGTGGCTTCCGGAGTTAGTTTCGATGGTACAAGCAATATAACGCTTTCCACTACTATCCAAGCAAACTCTGTTGCATTAGGCACGGACACAACTGGCAATTATGTAGAGGATATTACAGCGGGTAGTGCTATTGATGTATCCGGAGGTGGCTCAGAAACGGCCACTGTCACTATAAATGTAGATTTGTCAGAGTTAGCTACTTCCACCACAGATGGTGATGGTGACTTTTTTATAGTTGTGGATGCTAGTAATGTCCAACGCAAGTTGACTAAAGGCAACATAAATATTTCTGGTTTTAATAATGATGCTGGTTACACTGCTAATGTTGGTGATATAACAGGGGTTACCGCTGGAACAGGTCTTTCAGGCGGCGGGGCTTCTGGTGCAGTTACCGTTGATATGGATATCAACGGTCTGACAACTGAAACCAGTTTCCAAAGCACCGACTTAATTCCTGTGTACGATGTTACTGCAAGTGCTATCCGTAAAGGGACAGTGGCCAATGTTGCTTTGGCAGGACCGACAGGACCGACTGGACCGACAGGAGGAGATGGACCAGATGGACCTCCCGGACCATCTGGAGGAACGGGACCGACAGGACCGACTGGACCCGCAGGAGGAACGGGACCTTCTGGACCTCCCGGACCAACTGGACCATCTGGAGGAACGGGACCGACAGGACCGACTGGACCAACTGGACCGACTGGACCGAGTGGTTCGCCAATAGGCAAAGTTCTACAGGTTCAACAGAGTTCTGTTAGGACTTCTGGCGACTCTACAGGTTCAAGTAGTTTTAATGAAATAAATACGGCTTATCGAGTCACAATAACGCCTTCATCTACCTCAAGCAAAATACTGCTTTGGTTTTTTGGAAACCCTTCAGTTGATGGTGGTCTTCATTTCGGATTGAATTTTTATCGAAGCATTGGTGGCGGCGGTTTTTCCAAAGTAAATAGTGGCAACGGCAATGAGGCTTTCAGGAATAGGGGTGGTAGTAAAATGCAGTTGTCTGCAACCGTTATGCACTTTGATTCCCCAAACACAACTAGCTCAATTGTATACACCATATTTTTTAGAGCATCGGGGGGTACTTCTATTATGAATGACAACCCTATGGGTAGCTTTATGGTTGCAATGGAGATAGGAGCATGATCATTCATTATGCCTTGTTAGCTCTGCGGCCAAATGCAGAATTTACGGTTAGGGGAGATAGTTACAGCGATATTGAGTGGTTTGATACATCTCAGACTATCCCAACTGAGTCTGAACTTACAGCAAAGATTGAAGAGCTTACTGCTGAACAGCCCCTGAACGAATTAAGAGAAGAACGCAACTACCGTTTGGCGGCGACTGATTGGTGGGCATCGTCCGATCTAACAATGACTTCCGAGCAAACAGCATATCGCCAAGCCTTGCGTGACATAACAAAAACTTATAGCAGTGTTGATAATGTAGTTTGGCCGGAGAAACCGTAATTAGATGCGTAATTTATGGCAGTTATGGTCTGGTGGAGCGAGTCAAGCTCAAATAGATTGGATCACGGATATTGCTAATACCAAGCCAGTTCAAGATGGCGGGATATTTTCCTCATCCGAGGTAAATGATAAAGTACGCACAAGTAGCGTTCGTTGGCTTACAGATGAGACCAAAGTACGAGATTGGCTGTTTGAATATGTCAAAACGGGCAATCGTAATGCGTTTAATCTAGATGTAGACAACTTTGCAGATATCCAATACACAGAGTATTTGGCTTCTGAAGGTGGCCATTATGACTGGCATCATGATGTTGATTGGAACAGTGATATCGGGTATGATAGAAAATTATCTATAACTCTGCAATTAAGTTCACCTGATGAGTATGAAG